TTTAGACCACTAATAAAGTTTTCAGCAATTTGTGTCTTAATTCCTTGTTCAACGGCAACAGCATTATCTGTCATCCATTCTTCAACGACATAATCAAGATAATCATCAACTTTTTCTACAAGAGCTTCAGTTAAATTATCAAGATATTGTTTTACATTTTGGTCGGCGGATTCAGAAATTACTTCAACGACTTTTTGAACTCTATCTGCAATCGAAGCCTCAAAAATAGCTTCAAGTTTTACAATTAGATCTTCGTTAATATTTTCTTCACCGAGAAGAGAAACGAGAGCGTCGCGGAATTCTGCGCGAGCTTCTTCTTGCATTTCTTCTTCGCCTTCTTCGGTTTCTTCGGTTTCTTCACCTTCTTCTTCGGGCGAAGAATTGGCCATTTTTTGACCCCCACCCATTGAAAGTTGTGCTGACATAGGGACAACTGGAGCACCGACTGGAGTTGTCGATGGCATTCCGGTTACGACTGGTGACGCTGACATAGAACCTCTGCCTGTAGCATCATAATCTGGCTTTCCGTCAGAAACAGCACCCAAGCCCATTGCTTGTGCTACTGCTTCGGAAATTGTTTTTTTGTTTGTATTTTTCATAAAAAGGATCCTTTAATCGATGTAAAATATTTAGAATAATTTAAAATTATGGTGTTGACCCCATTGGTGGTGACGAGGAAGGGGATGGGGTTGGAGGTGATTTAGGTGTTTTTGGTTTTGCTTTTTTTGAATTATTTTGGTTTTCTAAATCCTCTAAAGATGGAACTGATTTTGATTTTGGTATCAAAATTGGAGCAAACGGTTTACCCATTCCGCCAAGAACATTTTGCATATTTGCGTTTGCAATATTTCCTAAATTAATATTTACAAAATCATAACCGGAAAGTTGTTTCAATTGTCCTAAAACATTCCCAGCAAAAGCTTTTCCAATAGATCCACCAAAATTTTTAGTTAATCTATCGGCAAAAGATTCTGCACCAGAGACAACATGGGGTCCCAACAAATCACCGATACCACCAGCAGCATACATGCCAGCAGCAGCAGCTTTATCCATGTTACTCATATCACCAAACATAACACTGTCTTTTTTTTCTTTTGTCGGTGCACCTGAACCCGAACCAATTGGACCAAAACTTGTTTTTGGTGGAGTTGGTTTGGAAGTTGTTAATACAGAACTTGATGATGCTTCATTTATATAATGATTTTCTGGAAAAAGAATAGAATAATTTTTTATTTTATAATTTGAATCATTATTTTTTTCAATAGATTCATTGATGCTGTACATCAAATACTGAAATTCTTCTTTTCCTATAAATCTCATTTTTATAAATTTTTAAAGTAATTTTCAAATATCTTTACAATATTTTTATTTAAATTTCTAGAAGAAGAATTTTTAATAGTTTTAATTGATTGTTCATGCATTCTTTCGGACCAAATTCCATTATTAAAAATCCATTCTCTTCCTTCCATAATGCCATTGACAAAAGCATTTGGTGCAGATGGGTCAGCAACAATGTCTATTGCTGCCAACATAAAATCTTCTTGAACTTCTTGAAATCCATTTTTGGATTTCAATGATCCCATTCCACGTGTAGATACACCGAGTTGGGCTCCTTCATCGATAAGATTTTTTACAATTTTTCCCATCGGAGTATCAAGAACTTTTGCTCTTCCTACAATATTATTTCCGTCTTCGTGAAGTTCTTTTACGATATGCGATACTCTATCCAAATTTACGGTAGGACCGGTTGGATGGTTTAATTCTCCTAAAGCGCGCCCCTTTGCAACGTATTCATTAATGTATCTTTTGCATTCTTTTATTAATGTATTTTGTGGATAAATTCTTCCGTTGCGATTTTTTACTCCGGCTTGCATAAAAACGCCATCAATATAATAATTTTTATCGCCGTTTCCGACGTTTTCTTTGATGTATTTTATGTCTTCAGTTAATTCAGTTATTAGTTTCATTTTCTTTTCTCATGAAAGCTTTCTTAGAAATTTCTTTATATTTGGTTTCTAATTTGCTGCCAATTTTTTCATATAAAACTTTTGAGGTTTTATTTTTAAATTCAATGGCATTTTCTTCTATGATATTTTTTAACATGTATCTGATGTCGTTTTTCATATTATTCCTTTTGCTTCTTGAGAAAATTTAATATGTTCTTTAAATTTTTCTGGTGTCTCAAAAATTTCTTTAGCCATTAATTTTCTGTTTTTTGAATTTAAAGATTCAAATAAACTTATTAAATTTTTTACCTCGGATTCTGTAATATTTATATTCATTCCATTTTTAAAGGTATATTTTCCTTCTTGAAAATTATTTATAAACTTAATAAAATTTTTTATATTATCTTCATTTTCTGTTAAAGATTCAGAATATAACAGTTTAGTTTGAACTTCTTTTTTGATTTGTTTTAAAGATTCATTCAATTTATATGCAATAGAATCTACAACATTTGTTTTAAAATATTCTTGATCTTCGTAGACTAAGCCTATTATTCCCTTTTTAAGCAAAATTTGTGTTATGTCTTTCATTGTTGCTCTTGTCCCATATTTTGCTGTGCTTGTTGCATCATTGCTGCCATTTGTTCTTGACGCATTCGTTCACGGTCAACTTCCATTTCTTTATCCATATCTTTCATTTCTTCTTCTGTTTGTCTGAGAACATTTTTTCTGACATATGCTGAAGAAAAATATTTTCCAATATATGGATCAACAAAAGAAAGCATTTTAATTCGTTCTGCTAAAATTTCTGCTTCTTTTAAATCCCAGAAATAGTTGTCTGTGTTAAAAATTACTTTAATCTGAGAACGAAGTTCATGCCAATCGTCATCAGTCATTATTCCCTTTAAAAGTAATTGAACTCTAAGGGTGTCTAAAAATAGTTTAGAAAATTGATGACGAAGTCTTTCTACAAATTTATAGAACTTAATTTCCTCTCTGCTAATCTCGCTGCTTCTTCCCATATTAAATCCAGTGGAATCGGAAGTCAGTCTGCTGATAGGTACGTTCAGTGCATTCAATAATTTCTTTTTAAAGAATTCTACGTCATCTATCTGAGACATGGCTTGACCGCCGGGAAGAGTTGAGATTTCGGTTCCCCGTGAACCCTCTCTTCTCGGTAACCAATAGTCTTCTAAAATTGAAAGATGATTTCTCTCATCTCTAACTTCACCTGTTGCCTGATTATAGATTAATTTATTTCTAAATCGGCTCATCATATCTCTAATATATTGTTCTGCTTTTTGTTTTGGTAATTGACCAACGTCTACGTAAAACACTCTTCTTTCTGGTGCTCTAGCAACACGATAAACCAATAAAGCATCTTCTAATTGTCTTAACATGTTTAACGGTCTTATTGCTTTATGCAAATAACCCAAAACGCGTTTAGTATTTAAATCAAGAAGCCCGGATGGAACATATACTACACTATCTAAAGATAATTGCAATCCACCCGGACCAGTCATCATATAAGTTTCTTTATCCGTATTTGTATACTGATAATATTCTTCTATATCCTTAATTAAGGAAACTGACTGCCCATCAACCCGTTCCATTTCTTTTTTAATTTTTCTTACCTTTTTAATTTTTAAAGGATCGATAGGAATAAGTTCTTTAATACCCTCTGTAGGCAGATCTTTATCAATTACAATATTATAATAAACTTTAGAATCAATATACCATCTTCTAAAAATTTCATATGATTTGGAATTAAAATCCATTATATGTAAAATATTATCAAATTCTTTATATATTTTAACTTTAATATTTTCTGATAAAGGAACTTCTGCCAAATCAATTTTTACTGGTTTTCTATCTGTGCCAGAAACAATAGAAGCATTTACTATTTCATCTACAGCATTATCTACTTCCGGATAAACCGACATATTTCGGTATTGAATTACTGAAGAATTCTCATCACGCATATTTGATGCGTAATCAAGTGCAGTTCCAAAAAATCCTCCAGCTTCAACAGTTACAGTTCCATCAAATAACTCGGGGGCGGCAAAAGCTTGTAAAGCTTTTTTTTCTGTAGTTTCTTTTTTCTTTGATTCGGCGCCAAACTGAAAGCCAAAAACTTCAATTTCCATAATATAAATTTCCTTATGTTATTTTTGTAATAAATGCACCATCTGGACCGAGTAATTCAATATAATCATAAACAATGATCACGTTAAAAGTATTTAACAAGTTGTTTGAAGTCATATTCAAACCAATTGGATCTATTGATGTTGGCCAGCAACCATGCATTACATATTGTTTTAATGGATTACCAGAATCATTTAAATTTAAATGTTTTATTTTCCAGTTATCTGCTTTATAAGAATTTGTGGAATTTAAAATATAAGATTGATTGGTATCATGCTTATTAATTAAATTTTGCCATGTGTGAAATGCTGACCACAAATCTTTTCCGGATCCAGTATCATCCAAAACACTGAAAGACCAAGTTGAATACTGTTTTTCCCCGGGATAATAAAATTTTCTTCCAAAGTGAGAATATTCTAATGTAGTGGATGACAGCTGTGGAACTTGAGTAGATCTTACATGAAATTTTGTAAAACTGCCGCCACCGGGTATAATTCCCGTAATTTCAAAACGATTTGCTCTAGTTCCACCTTGAAAATTGCTTTTGAATTGATTAAGCATTATATTTGTGCTCCGTTTCTTAATCCAGAAACAATTTCCATGTGATCAAAAGTCAACGAAACATTAAAAGCCACAAAATTGGTTTCACCCATATTTAAAGAGATATCGCCAATTACGTTGGGCCAACACTTATATAAATTTATTGTTCTTAATATATTTCCATTAAGACCCAATTGTTTTACTGTCCAAGTTGTTTGTAAATTTGAATAACTATAATCATTATTGGCAACTTTATGATTATAGTGACCATCCAATGCTTCTTTCCATTGATTTAAAGCGCGCCATGTGCTAGCCGATTCTCCATCATCATATATACCGACAATCCATGGCTCATAACTTCTATCTCCGGCATAACTTATAGTTCTTCCACGATATGGAATACCTATTGTGTTTATTTTTGCTCTAGGCAAAGAAGCCGATACTACTTTGAATTTAAAAGATTGTCCGGGTCTTGATGTTACCGCTGACGGCCAAGTGGCAAAAACTTCAAACCTATTTGGCCTTGTTCCACCATTAAATGAATTTTTAAAATTTATTAGTGAATTTGTCATTATTGTGTGAGATTAATGTCTATGGTAAATGACTCCACACCGAGAAGGGGTTTTATAATTACTTTGATGTTTAAAATAGAAGAATTATCTGTATTATTTGAAGAATCGCATATAATTTGTGTTGCACTTGGTTGTAAGTATGGGTTATATGGTTCTAAAGATGTTTGAATTTCTGAAGTAATTGCTTCTCTTGTTGTAGCATTGTTAATATCGAAAGAATATTTTAAACCGATATCGGTTATTTTTTTCGTCAATTCCAATTTCATTCTTGCTGGGCCAATTCTGTCACCAACTGTAACAGTTGTGCCAGCTGTAGCGCCAACTAAATCGGACCCCAAGAACCTTGGGGTATAAGTCACAAAGAAATTTACTCTAGCATTTCTGAGAGTTGTTTTGGTAGAACTGGACCAATCAACAGCATCGTTGATGGTTCCATTTATTGCAACCGCTCTATCCAAACCACCAATTGTAAGATATTGTTCATTTCTGTCTTTTGCTCTAGCAGCAAATCCAGCAACGTCTGTTGCGGTAGTTATAGTATAGGAAAGAGATCCATTTTCATAAAGAGAGCTTATATTATAATTTGATCCTTCTGTTGTCGTTGATTGGCTTTTTGTTCCATAGATATTAAAAATTCTTTTACCATAATCTCCAAGCAAAGATGCTCCTGCGGCCAAAGAACTAAAATCTCTCATAGATTGTGAGGATCCTGTCAGACCATTGGTTGTTTGTGTTGGAAAAATACCAATGCAATATGATTGATCGTTCATCCAAGAAGCAATAGAACTTTCTCCATCTTTTGCAATAATAACATCAAGATACTTTCCTGTTTGTGATTGGAAAGTATTAAATCCAGCAGTTTCTCCAGCAATAACTAAACTGCCACCGTAGGCCAAATAATTTATCGAATGTAAAAAGTCATATCCAATTTTTGTTGGTGTTATTTCGGAACCAATATTTGTAAAAATTGCGGCAGATGCTCCTGTATTCGAAGATAAAAGACAGTTTGTAATCCCAGAAAGTTTATTTAAATCGTTTACTAAATCTCCAGAATTTGTATAAACGATATATTTATCTGTGGTAAAACCCTTTGCCGGATTAAAATAAGCAGTATTGCTTCTTGAATATAAAAGAAGACCAAAAAGACCACCCGGATCTTTATTTGGACCATTTGCGCCAGTAAAGGATGCGTTAGAATAAGTAGCACCACAAATCATTCCTGCTAAAAATTCTGTACCTAAAGTTTGTCTTGTATAGTGACTTGGATTAATAAAGGAACTTAATGATGCCATTGATATACCTTTTCTATGTAATATTTAGAAAATTATAACGGGCTCCAAATCGCACCATCACTGATAAAATCATCATCTTCATCTAAATTTTTGCTATCAAGCATAAACAATGTATTGTCGTCTTCAGGTTTTTTGGCATCTTCATAATTAAATTTAGCACTTTCAATCAAATCTGCATAATATTCTTGACGACACAACCAAGCAAAAAATACTAAAGTCATAACTAAATCATCATTATGCCCTTCTTCGGCTTTATATGTGTTTGATTTAGAAACAAACGCCATCAATTCTTGAATTATTCTTTCATCATTTAAATAAATTTTATCTTCTTCTATTAAACGTTTTAAAATAGCACAGCCTAGTTTTTTAGTTTGTGCTGTAGTTCTCAAACCCATCTCGCTCTTACTGCTAGCAAAACCTTGTGATAAAATTTGACCCTTTCTTCCCATTATTCTTGTCATCAATAAATTTTCATATTCTAAGTCATTATAAAGAATAGACGAAACCTGGGCACCTATATCATTTGTTTCAACTAAAATATAAGCATTATTGTATTTTTCACCAATTTTTTTCAAAACAGTTGGAAAATTAAATGGACTTATTGTGTTATTTTTAAAAGTAGCAACTACTTTATATGGGCTTGAAGTTCCATCGATGACAGTAAATGCAGAATAATCTGAACCTTGCCCCCTAGACACATCGGCCATAACAAAATATATTTTGTTTATATTAGGCTCTTCAAAAATTTTAAGACCCTCTTTATCTTCGCTCAAACATTCCTCTGATGCTAGAACACTTAATTTGCTTGATGATATTAAAGTATTCGAAGAACCCAAAAAATTGCAACCATATTCTTGTTCGAATTGATCTGCACTGGTGTTTGCAATTTGTTCTTGTGCCCATACATCATCTCTCAGTTTTGGAGTTCCCGGACTTATTGGGGTTTCTCTCCAACTAACTTCTACGGGAATAAATTTATTTTTTAATTTATGCCCATCCGGTCTTTTTGCGTCTACCCACAATTTATGGAAATGGTTCATTCCATTTGGTGTAGAAACTATGATTAATTTTGTAGTAGTACCCGCTGAAATTGTAGGGTACGTTGATGTGTAAAATTCTTCTGCCAAATGGCTTGCCAAGAATGCATACTCGTCTAACAGCAATAGGTTATAAGAGCCGCCACGGATCGCTGTAGACGATGTTGCGTCGCACATGACCCTAGACCCGTTTTCGAGCTTAAAGCTCGTCTTATTCCATTCTACAACTCCTTGTTGAAGAAAATGTGGTAAATTTTCATATGCAAGTTGAAGTTTTGAGAATAATTCTTCTTTTGCAGTTTTTAAACGGTTTGCCAGAATTGCGACATTTACACTTTGATTAAAGGTTATATAATGGCATATATAACTGGTTACACACGTAGATTTACCACACTGACGAGGCCATTTAGAAATTACAAATCTATTTTGATCTATTGCGTTTATAAACTTTTTTTGATAAGGATATAAATCAAAAGGAACTATACCCCTGTCCAGAGTTTTTACTTTTACATATTTTTCACAAAAATATACGGGATCTTTTGCGCATTTTATATATTCTTCAAGTTCTTCTTTTGTATATTGTAATTCAACTCCGGGGAGTTTTAAATTTGGGTTATTTCTATAACCTTGTACATCATTCCCTTTTCTCATTTTCAATCACCTCAGCATCAACAACATCTTTATTGGTGCTTCTTTCTTTATTTAATAAATTTTGTAAATCTTTTGTTGAACCAATAAAAACAGAATTATTTGTTTGTTTTACTTCTACTTTTGAACTGGTAGTATCTTTTGCTTTTTTGTGTACATCTAAAACATTATTGTTTAAGTCAGCCATGGTTTTTAAAAGTATTGCAACGACCTCAAATGCTCTTGGACTATCTGATTCGGTAGCTACCTTTAATGCAGTTTCTAAAGCAACATTTCCTGTCCCTATTAAAGATTTTAAATTTTCTTGTACTAGTTTGTAATCTTTTTCAAAATTATTAAAATCAAAAGTACCCCCCTGTAAATTTTTATTTTCACTTGAGATTTTATTTTCTGGAACTGAAAAAAAATTAGCCAAATTTTTATTAATATTCATCTGTTATTCCAAATGTTACACCCAATCCCTCAATAGAAACGGATAAACTATTATAAGTAGTAGTCGGAATAAGTTTACCAAAAATATATGCTTTTGCTACAAAACTGAAAGAAGCAATATTTATTCTTCTAGTTGAAAAATCACCATCAAATCTTTCACTCAAATTATTGGGTCCCATTGTAATGGGTATGTTTACGTTTTTAATTACTTCATTGAAATCTATTTTAATTATATGGTCTGGAACAAAATATGGCATAATCTGTTCCACGATTTGCATCGTATCATCTGTATGTCTAGTATAGATGTATAAATTAAAATTTATATTTATTGGTATTTCGTTGGCTACTTGATAACCAGAAGGAACACAAGTTCCAGAACTTCCATCAACAGGACTATATGGATTTAATCTTCCTCTTTTTCTAGAAGAATCGGGAGAAATTCCACTTATTATATAACTCATTCTAGGTAGCTGGTTTTCAATTCTAGTTCCTTCAGTAATAGAAGAAGGATTTAAATATCTTTGAATAAATTTTTCTTGTGATGCATATGCAAGTGGTACTCTTATTTGTTTAAAAGTTCCATCATCATTTTTATGTCTGACATCAATATTATTAAATAATGATCCAAAAGCAATCACTATTTTTTTTAAATTTTCACTGTAAGTGTAATCAAACATTTTATTCTTTCTTTATTTAATCAAATGGATTGTTTATATCAAAATTCAATTCATCCGCTTCTTCTTTAAGATTATCATTAATTCCAGCCGTGGTTCCCAAAATATTATTTTTAGGAATTGTATAATTCTGTATACTTGAATAGCATACTCCCGGGTTAGAATTACTATACACAACATAAGAAGTATTTCCAGCATAACCAAAAGTACCTGTTATACCAGATAATTTTATTACATTGTCATTAATATATGAAACAGTACCTTCACCTATTACAGTAATACCAGATTGAAGTTTTATAATATTTCCAATCATAAAACTTCCAGTGCCTCCAGACAATATATACTGACTATCATCTTGAGATATTGTATAAACTGTATCAATATTATTATTTTTAGTATTGATTTTTTCATAACTGTAGGTGAAGAGTTCAGCAGTTATGACATATGAATATAATTTTCCCAGAGGATATAATGGATTTTCATGTTCTACAAAATTTATTTCAAATAATGATTTTGAAAGAGGGAAATATATTAAATCTCCTTCTCTTGGCCTTGAAATAGTATTATCATAATTTGAAATTTGTTGTTTAAATCTTCTTCTCGCAACTAACAAATTTATTTTATCTTTAATTTCAACGCCAAACTGTGTAATTATATCTGTTCCCTCAAATCCTTTAAAAGATAAGATATACATCTCTACAGTATATGTTTTTTCAAATGAAGATGCCGGGTCTTCTCCAAAAATTCTATCAATATTAAAATATTTTCTTGGAATGTATAAACAATCTTGGCCCGTAGCTTTAATTAATTCAACAGTAATATCCTCAACCAAATCTTGTTCGGAATGTCTATTAGTTAAATTTAGATACGGATTTGTTGCCATTTATTAACCTATTAGTGGATCGACGGGCAATTCTTGTGTTCTTAATAAAGTATTTTCAATTTCTGCTAATTCTTTTGTAGCATCAGACATCATCGCAGCCGCGTTTATTTGAGCACCACCCGGTAGCGGAATACCATTAAATTTAATTAAATTTTGAGCCCATTGTTTTTTCAATAAAGCTGAAAAGTATAATTTAAATACACGGTCATTCCATATTTGCGTATATTTTGTAGAATCAATTTTTACATAAGTTTCAAGTAAAATATATTTTGTACTAGTAAGTTTTGAATAATCTGTTTCCAAAAATAATCTATTTGTTGTTTTTGTATACGTATACGACATTGGATAATTGAAAATATTATCAACATCATTTATATAAGACATAGCTTCAATATAAGAAGCCAGTGGTGCCATTGGATAACCGGTTTGATTAAAATAAATGCCAAAAAAATCAAATAAAGTCATTTGATATCTCAGATCAAACATGTAATCTCCGATTGGATGGCTCGGGGCATATACTTTGCTAACTGTTCTTATGTCTTGTGCGGTTGGCCAATAACCAGTAGTACCATCTGCTAGAGTTCTTTGTTGCGCGCCTATTGCATTGCCAAATGTAGAAACATCAAAAAATCTTTGAGCAATTTCTTGATCTGTTACCTGATGTGCAAATAAAGCCCTTTGGTTAAAATCAAAATGCCTATCATACATATATTCCAGAGCTTCATCCAAACGATCTTCGATCTGTTGGCTGTCTATATTTATTTGTATTACCGGGTGACCCAAATGCCTTAAGGTATAGTCTATAAATTCTTGTCTGGATGATATGGCCATACAAGTATTTATGAATTTTTATTGGATTTGTTTAGGTGTTCGGGATTCCGTTTATTGTGACTTCAACAAATTTTATTTCTTCTGGGTCCAACTTTTCTATTTGTTCTTTTCTTGGATTTTTGATACCGGGATCGTAATTACTAAATCCCGGCATACTTAAAGGACAATTTAGTTTTGGATAATCAAGTTTTGAATATCTTTCAGCACTTTTTACTAACCAAGTATGTGGAAAGTCACCACAACCACATTTACCACAATAATTCATTCCCTCAACAAGTTTACTGTTAATCAAAAATTCACATTTTGGTATATCTTTATAACCAAAACATGAAATTGCTCTTAATTGTTTTGTTTCTAAATCTATTTTTTTATTATTAATTCCTCTAGAAGCAATAGACATTGCCAAAGATACAACTTTATCTATCATGATTATACACTCCTATAAATTATTACAACTCCTGCTGGATAAACATAATTCTTTAAAAAAGCATCGTAGGTCAATAAATTATTATATTTTGATGTGTTCACTTCTATGGTTATAGTTCCCGATGAACCAGTACTAACATATACATCAGTCCAAGATAATCCCAACAAAGTACATATCAAATACTTTATAGCTTCCGGAGTTCCTTTTTTATCAATATATTCTGATTTTGCTTTTATTGAAAACTGTCTTATGTTATTTAAAACATTGGAAAGTGGAGCCTGAGAAAAATCAGCACCATCAAAATAGAAATCTGCAAATGCTTCTAAAAATATAGAATTTGAATATAAAGGAACTCTAATATTTTCCCATTCAAGTTGTGCGCCATATCCATAATCAATACTAAAAAGCCAACGTAAATAATTCTTAACAAGAGAAACTACTAAAACGTTTTGCGGATCAGATTCATATTTTTTTATAATCCAATAAGGAAAAAGAGATTCCACTGTCAGATCGTCGCCCAACCACCGTTTTCCATCCACATCAAAAAAATCAGAATAATATAAAGATTTGGCCTTTTCGACCATTTTTTCTATTTTATAACTTTCACTTACTGGTAAATTATTAAAAAGTAAAATCATAGACTATACTTTACGCTGATTCCTGCTGGTGTTTTATCTGAAAGATATAATAACAATTGATTCTGTAAAGACGTTCCTAATCCAGTAACATAAACTTTAACTTCTCCCAAAAGACTGCTAGTTACAGATATTTTTGTAATATCATCAGTACCGGATATTCCAGAATTTAATATTGCATTTTTATAATCTGCAATCGTAACACATCGCTCTGTAGAAGATGCTTTGAATTTTAATTTTGTTTTTGCCTGAGCTACACTGATTAAATCATAACCACCAGATGGTAATTCAGAGGTACCAAACGAAACATATGATGGAGCGTTTATTGTTGCACTATTTGCAGAACTACCGTTCGATTGTATAGCAGTTATTGTTACTTTATACTGTGTTGTTATATTTTTTGCAGTTGGTATATTTGTTGTTAAAATATAACCTAAATTTCCATTTATAACACAATAATGTTTATTATTTGAAGATGATATTTTTGAAATATTTGAAACTTCCGTCCATGTTTCAGTAGTATTTGTATTAGTATCGGTAACTTTAAATGTTATTGTTTCTGGATCTATTGTGTATGGTATTTCTATAGAATTTGTTGTATAATCATATTCTGTATAAACAACAACATTTCCAGAATAAAGTTTTATTGATTTTGAACTATTACTGTCTATAGATTCTTTATTATAAAAATAAACTTGTGAACCTTTTGTAGTAATTGCAGTGAATGCTGTATATGATTCTAATGTTGTTCCTCCAATTATAAGAGTTCTAACACAACTTGCTGTTTTTGTCGGTTCAAGTAATACAGATGAATTTGAAGCAATACCAAGTAAACCATTTAATGTGGTTGCAGTAGTTGAAAAACTATTTAAATAGCCATATTGTGCATAAATTCCATTATAGGCTGTAGCTGTAGCAAGTATGTTTATTAACATGCTTATAGCACTAGCTGGATTATCATAATCTAAATCACCAACATCTTCTTGTTGTTTATAAAAATTAATCAAAGAATCTTTAATATCAGTAAAGTCTAAAGAAGCAACATTTAATTTTTTTAAATCATATGCCATTATATTTCTACCTCAATATAACAAGTTGAATCGTTTTGATTTCCTATCTTGTTAGTTGTCGTGTAATCTACTTTGAACTCTAACATAGAATTAGTAAAATTTATCAAAGTTACTTTTGTTTTCAATAAATAATAAATTTTTGATAATATGTCAGCAGCAAGTTTTATTTCAATTTCAGATTTATATATCTGACCATCAAATATATAAGTAAAGTAATCTGAACCGAGTTCTTTATCTGCTGGCAATTCGCCTTTTTGGGTTTTTGAAATGTTTTCTATATACTGGGAAATTGCATTAAATTCCGTAACAAATCCAACATCTTTTTTTGATGAAGATGTTTGTATTTTTTTAAATGTTATTTCAAAATCTTTAATAGCCATCAAAATATTTATATCAGATATAATCTCTTCCAATATCTCCTATTTGTGATAAAGATAGTGATGTTTCATGACTAGATGCAGTACAAACATGTTTGATTCCAACTATGTAATAGTATCCATTCATGATAGAATTTGTTGTCATATAAGGATATCCGCTCGCAGCATTCATATTCAAATAAATTAAATCTCCTAATTTTAAAGAAAAATCTCCAGCAACAGTAACATCTATTTTTTTAGCATATTTTATGGCATCTAAAAATTCTGCTCTGTTTACTGGTGTTTCTTTTGGAGTGTTCCAAAATGTAGCATTATTTAATCTAAATTTAGCATATGAATCAAACATCGGTCGAATATCTGGACAAGAACAGCTGTAATCTGCAGCCGGAGATCCCCATATGCATCCCTGCCAATCTGCTCCAAGTTTTTCTGTTATTTGTTCACATTCTTTAGAAGGAGAATCAAAAAAAGAATCAACGCCTTCAGTATAACTAATATCCATATCAGGTATGCTTGTGGCACCCTTCCACAAAACATATCCACTATAACCAGATGAACCACAAGAACCGGGGGAACCAGTTGTTGCTCCTATTGTTTTTATAAAACCCAATTGTTCTGCTATTGCTTTAATTGTTGGAAATTTTTTAAAACAATCATTAATAGTATTCGGAATTGCGGTCGCACCTCTATTTAAAAATGCATTTGCACACTCATAAGTGCCTTTAGAATTTAAAGGATAAAATGCTTCTTGGGAATAATTTGTCCCATATGTTTTTATTTGTTTAGACTCTGCTTTTTTTGTATTCATTTTAATTAAATTAATAATTTTTTATATTTTTATGGATTTCCACCAGTAGGACCAGTAGGACCAGTATTTCCAATAACAGTTCCGTCGCAACATCCATCTACAACATTTTCTACTGTAAAATAATAAACAAAATTTTCTCCGTCAGAATATTTGCAAAGTTTTACTATATGAAATATATCTTCCTCTGGTAACAGATTTGGTGTCTTGGCTCCAACAGGTCTAAAATAAAAACCATCAGGAAGACAAACATCAACCCATCCGGGCGGCAAATATGTTCCAGTTATGCCTCTTTCATTTAAATTTATGGCCCAGGTTTCATCCTGAGTGTCTGAAGATTTTAATGAATCGTCTAATAACCATTTTTCTATTTGATGGTAATATGTAAATCCTGTAGAACCAGTTGCTCCGGGTGCTGGAGGAGAAGAACCAGTTGCACCCGATGCTCCAGTTATACCACTGTCATAATAAAGTTTATTCCATTTATAACGATATTTTTTAGCATTTGCTTTTGTTGTGTTGGTCGGTGATACGTTATCTATTTCATATTTTTGCAATAGAGCAAAAAAACAATCTTCTCGGTTTCCCATACAACATAAAGAATAAAATATAAAATTTTGTAATTCTATATCTCTTATTTTAGTTAATTTATCTTGAACATTGTTTATTTTTGATTTAAAAGATTCATATCTTATATCTAAAACTTTTGACAAATACATATCAGACGCTATAGTAACCCCACTAATATCAGGATAATTAGGATGAATCTCAGTCATATCAAACATATTTTTCCACATGTCAGCCGTATCTACATACGGCATTACACCAGTAAGGCCCATCAAAGGTAATTCTGAATAAGGTTTATCTAAACCAAATTGTTGACCTATATGATTTAAATAATTTTCTGCATTTACTGCGTCCAAATCACTATAAAATCCCCAGTGTGAATCATAAACAAGTTGTTCCGCACCCGGTATTCCTTGGGTGGCTCCTCCACTGGAAATAAGTTCTATATTATATTTTTCACCTTCATCTTGAAATTGAAATGTTAATGCTTTTATTGAATAATTTGGATCTGCACTGACGCCACTGGGAACAACATCCAAAAACTTTGGTGTTTTTTTGATATAATAATAATTTTTTGAAACATATTGAAAAGCGGGGTTTGATAAAATAGCATATGCTTTTCTGTATTTTTTACCATCAGGAAGTTTTCTTATAACATCATCACCTTCAAAAACACCAACTCTTCTAAAATCATTATCTACTGTACCATATGAAGGATCCTTATCTGGATCTCTATGAAAATATTTAAAATTAAATTTTCCAGTTAAATCAGTCCAAAAGAAAAAATTTGGTTTTTTATCAACTTCATCTACAGAAAATGAAGCAAGATAATTTAAATATTGAATTGTATCACCAGAAGGATTATGTTCTCTTGTTGATAACGCATTTAAAGGTTTATATAAAACAAAATTTGAAGTTTTATCAACAATTCCAGTAGAAAAACCAGTTTTTGTTACAATTTCTTGAACAAAGGAATCTATTTTTTCTAATACAGGTTTGACGTAAGAGAGATCTTTTATTAATGATGTATTTTGTACTTTTTTATAAACTTCCGTAGTAAAAAATATTCCGATAAAATTTTCTTCAGTATCTGAGGATGCGTTATTTAAATAACTTACAGAAGTAATATTAAAAGTAAAATTTGGATTATTGGATCCATACAAAACTATTGATATTTTTGTTATTTCAAATTGTAAAATTCTAGATACTATATCTTTTTTATCTTGAACTACTAAAACACCATTTGGGAAAACATCATTAATTGTTTCCACCATTTCAATTCTTTCAAATAAACATTCTGTATTTTGTTTTGCAATATCAACAGATTCGCTTCCATCTGAATTTTGTAAAAAAATACTTTTTATATTAGAGTAAGCTGGATTAAAATTTGACTGAGTATTTGGCATTTTTTATTTAAACTTTGCTGTTATAAAAAAACTTTTTGCTTTTCCAAAAAAAGAATTTGTAAAACTTTTTATAGTTTTTGATGAAGTGTTTATAAAAGATTCAACCGTTACATTTGATCCATTATCACCTGTAGTACCATAATTAAAATTTATAGATTCAATTTTATTTGAATCAAATTTAGATTCTCCAGTAGCTGTTATTTTAGATGTTACTGTAAATTTACCATTAGGTTTATCATAAAAATATAAAGTTTTTTCTTTTGAAGTTTTAACTTCTTGTGTATAAAGTAGTTTTTGTATGCTATATGATCCCCCAGAATTTGGATATATTAATACATAAGAACTGCCAGTGACACCAGAAACAAATAAAGTTCCATTTTTTTCTTTTTTGGTAATCATATCACTTGTTCCATAAAATTCATCATCAATTAAAGAAAAAGGACCATCGATGTTAAAATTTCCAACAGAAGAAAATGAAGCTGAATTACCACTATTTGATTGATATGGAAGAATTATACTTCCTCGGGGAAACACATAAGATGTTGTGCCAGAAAGATCTCCCGTCAAAGATATGTCATATTTTCCTTCTTCATTTTTATTAAAAATATTTGCATTTGGTGGTAGTATTTTTAATGGATTTATTTTTTTATTTGCTATAATAAATGACCAAAAACTGTCAGGATTATTATAAATTTTACTAGCCGCTTCAATTAAAGTACTTTTATCATCTAAATCTATAGTATTGGTATTTTCTTTTACTTTTGAAAAATCAATATAAGTAAAAAAATCAGATATAGTAAAGGAACCGATGGTACTTTCAAATTTTGTTTTTGGTAAATTTTCAAAATATTTCATAATATTCTTTAAATTGAATTGGCTGATATTTCTGATTTCGAATAAATTCCACCAGCTGCATAACCATCCGAACCACCGGGAACATATGTTCCTGTTTCAAATTCTGTAAATTGTAAACCTAAAAGTGTTACCGCCGAAGTGCCATTAGGCAACAATCTGATAACTGAATCGGAATTATCGTTTCTTTTTACCATAACAGTATTTAATACACACACTAACGGCGATCCAAGCCAATCTGCTGTAAGATCTCCTTCATCACCAAATCCAGTAGGTGCATTTCCTTTAGTAATTTTCATAGCCCATAAACTTTGGGGATAAGACCTTTCAGGAAGATCTGAAGCTTGTGTTGGATATGATGATTTATTAAATGAACCGACTATTTGTTCAATTATTTTAGCTTCTTGTGCATTTTTGGGAACTAAAACATATTGAAAAAAGTATTGTTTTCTTGCTTCTGAAATCATCGACATTTCAGCAATATTACTAAAACGTCTATAAGTTGTAGTAGCAAATACTCGTTCATAATATGACATGGCTGGCGCGGCCATTCTTTCCAACTGTCTTAAGGTTCCACCAATACCACCTCCTGCATTGGCTATGGCTGCTTTTGTTAATATGGGGCCAACCGGATTGCTATTACTTTCACCAAACTCATGTTGGACAACATAACCGGGTTCTTTGGGTAGAGGCAATTTAATATGATTAAAAGCTCTAGATATGACTCCAGCTCTAGTTCTTTGCGTATTTATTAGAGAATAATCAGCAGCATAAAAATTTAACCATAGAGGTTGTTCGGCTGCATAAGATCCCAGTGGAAATTGATAGAAGGCCATTTTAAATATTTAGATAAATTACCTAAATATTTTGATGGCATACAAAACTAAATACAAACCCGAAAATAAACAAAAATATGTCGGAGATGTTGATAATATAGTTTGTAGGTCTTTATGGGAAAGATCTGTATGTAAATTTTTAGATCAAAATCAAAATATATTGAAATGGTCTTCCGAAGAAATACAAATACCATATTTGAATCCATTTGATAATAAAATGCACAACTACTATCCAGATTTTTTGGTGCAATTTAAAGAGGGGACATCTTTAAAATGTTGGTTGATAGAAATAAAACCAAAAAAACAAACGTATTTAAAAGAAAATGCATCAAAGAAAGAAAAAATAACTTGGGGCATTAATCAAGCAAAATGGAATGCTGCAAAAAATTATTGTGATAAAAATAATTTTGAATTTAAAATACTAACAGAAAAAGAACTATTTACCAATGGCTAATCCACAAAATTCAATTTTTGAAATTAAAAATTTTTTTGGTAGGCATCAAGGTCTACAAAGAGATAATAGATATAGTATTTCCTTTGAAAATTTGCCTCCAGAGGTTCCTGTGTGGTCGGAGCAAGATCTTTATTCAATAACTGCTGCAGCGGGAGCAAGAGGAATCGATGCTATTGCTGATAATCTTTCTGGGTATGGCCCGGGAAGAATTGTACCTAGATCTCAAAAATTTGTTGGTGGAGTATTACTGACATTTCCAATAACGAATGATAATTTTATTGTAGATTTTTTTAATAAATGGTTTAATTCAATTTATTCTGGTGGAAGAAATGCAAATAATAAACCTTATCTTGTTCAATATTATGACACCCACGTTTATAATGTAAAAATGAGATTAAAAATATTAGATCCAAATGGAAATATAAACAAAACTCTTTTGTTTCATGAAGTGTTTCCAGTCGAATGTATTCCTTTTGAATTTAATATGGCACAAGCAAATGAATATTTAAAATATCAAGTATTGATGAATTATCGTGAATTTACTTTAATTTAAAATGGAATATCAAATGGATTTAGCAAAAGAAATAAACAATTTTTTACCAAAATATAAAACTACATTGCCCTTTTCAAAAAAGGATGTAACGTTCGTACCATTTAAAGTAAAAGATGCAAAAAATATTGCTACTATTTTACAAGAAAATAACAGATATCTTGCTTTTAATGCTATGGTAGATATTTTAAAAAGAAACGTAGAAGGAGTTAATCTTAATGATCTTTGTTTAGCGGATGCAGAATTTTTATTTTTACAAATAAGATCAAAAAGTGTTGATGAAATGTTAAATTTGGTATACAATAAAGAAAAAATACAGATTAATATATCCGAGATAAAGGCAACAAATAGTCTACAAAATGAACAAATATCAGTTGGAGAAAATTTATCAATTATTGTAAAAACACCAAGTATTAAAGATTTGCTAAAAATAAATGGCACAGAAAAAGAAGATTTCATCAAAGCATCAATAAAAAATGTTTTATTAAAAAATGAAATATATGATTGTTCAAAATTTATGCCAGAAGAAATAAAAGAAGTAATGGCAAATTTGCCTTTAAATATCATAACAAAACTTGATGATTTTTTGAAAAAAGAACCACAATTATATTTGTCAGTTGAAACTAGTGAAGGTAAAAAGGAGGTCTCCGGGTTACTTAATTTTTTTATCTATCGGTAAAGTTTTTTGATTTGGCTGATTATTTTTCAACTAACTTTACCATGATTAGCAAATACAATTGGAGAATATCTGATATTGAAATGTTGGCACCTTGGGAAAGAGAAATATATATTACATTAATTGCAGCCAACGAAGAAAGAAAAAAAGAACAAAACATGCAAAATTCAATGATGCAAGGAAATAATTTTTAATGAATGAAGAAAATAATATTTCAATGGATTTTGAAGCAGAGAGACAATTAATGTCTCCAATTATTAATGTTTTTAATGAAGAAATTTCTACTACAAACAATGTTTTATTTGATCCAAAATTACCAGAGTCTGATTTAATTCAAAGTTTAGAATCTACAGAATTGCCACAAACACAATTTATTGTTTCTTCAAAAACAAATGAAACAAATTTTGTAGATAATTTATTACCCGAATCACAACCAATATCTCAAAATTTTGGTGTGGAGTTGCCTGAAGCATCTTTTATGATTCCAACAGAAACTACAGATTCTTTTAGTTCCCAGATGCTAGAAGCACAATTTTCAAAAACAATAACGCCAACAAATATTGAAAGTGATGTTGATTCTTTGTATCAAAAAACTAAATCTTTAGAAGAAAGTATTATGAATTTACAAAATAGAGGTGATGGTTGGTTAAAAACAAAAGAACGAGATTCTTTTGAAGAAAGACCTACAGTAGAACCAACAAATTTGGTATTTGAACAAAGAAAAATGCGGTCAAGCACCATTCCAGAATGGGCATAAAAAACCCCCTTTCGGGGGTTTTCTTTAATCATTCTCCATTTCGGAAAAATATTTTAGAGGATCTTTTTCCTCCACATCTTCCACAACTGAAGTCTCTTCAACATCATCCTCAATGCTCTTACTTTCAGCAAACTGAGCACGGATGTCGTCTCCGACAGACTTCTTGAATCTGGCATTCAACTCGTCAAAGCTCTTAAACTGACTCTTGTCAACGAAGGGCTTGAGCGGGTACTGCTTCTTCCAAATTTCCTCAAGCTTCTTGTCCTCGCCACCAAACAAAGGTGCTGGTGTCGCAAACTCGCTTCGGTCGTAGTTTACATATCCACCGACATTGCGAATCTTGATTTTGAAGTCTGCTCCAGTCCAGAAGTTGAAAGGATCTACCGCAACTTCATCTTGGAATTCTGGATGAGCAAGGCTCTGGATCTTTTGGAAGATCTTAGTACCATACTGATAAAGGAAGACCTTTCCCTTATTCTCTGGATTAGCAGGATCTTCAATAACCAAGATATTGGAAATGTAAGTCAGCTTACGCTTACGATTACGTGCAATGTTTTTATCATCCTCAATACCACTGTTCCACAATTCCGTATTTGCTGCACACACCGGGCACTTTTCACCAATGGTAGTTGGGCAGTTTTCATAGAACCAGCCACCCTTGCCCTTGAAGGTATGGCTATAAACCGCCACAAATGGGCTATCTTCATTTTCTATTTCTGGCAGAAAACGAATTACAGCGTATCCATTTCCCGCTTTGTCAATTCCGGGTTTCCACATTCTTTCATCTTTATAACTTTCTTTAGAAGTCATCTTATCAAGACGCTCAGTTAAAGATGCGACCGAATTTTTACTCTTCTTTTTAAAATCTGAAAAATTTCCCATATTATTCTTTCCCCAAGGATCTACCTTGGCCTTGTTGTTTATCAGTATACAATACAATCAATCAATAGGCAAACGTTTTGTTTTTGTTTTTTTTAAAAAATTTAAATCTACCGCTTCAATTTCAATTTTTTCTATAAGAGGTTTTGTTAACAATTTTCCAGCAGCATTTGGTTCAATATTCATTTCTTCTGCCAATTCTAATACACAATCCATAAATGGCAATTTTGTAGTTTTTACTCTCTGTAAAACTTTATTTGAAAAAATTTCTTTGGCAGAATCATCAATATACATAACTAATCATACTCCAGTTTTATTGAAAAGCAATATTAAAATCTATCTAAATATTCTAGAACTATTTAGAGGACAAAATGCCAGCAGACATAGACCCAAATCTTGTTATAGAAACTTCAGGACTTACCGCAGCAGTCGCAACAGATACTGTTGTATTTTCTGGCACAACGGCACACTTTCAATTAATAAAATTAGCTTATGGCTTGACTGGTGCTGCCACTATAGTATCTCCCACCAACCCATTACCAGTTTCTGTTTCTTCTGGTATGACTGCTACTATTTCGGGATTTACTGGCACTTTGGCTGTAGAAGGTGTTGTAGGGGGAGAACCCTTAACTATAACCGGCACAGTAATTGCAACAGGAAACACATCTGCACCAGTATATATTTCTCATATAAGCGGTTCCCCGGTGGAGGTTACCGGAGGGAGAATTTTAACAAAAAGTACCGATGCTATTTCTGTTTTCGGGCCAGCGGGAAATACGTGGATATACACTAATCTAGTAAATTCATCTGGAAATGCAATTGGCAACACTTCAAATCCTTTAATAGTACAACTTAGTGGGGTTACAGTCAGTGCTACACTCAGTTCTACCGTGGGAGTAACAAACGACAGTGCAACTAGTGGTTTGCGTGTACAAGGTCTTTCTGGTGGAACATCTTTAGCAGTCACTGTAGGTAATACTGTCGGTATAAATGATACACAAATTTTAAATTCTCTTAGCGGGATTTCTTCACAACTCGGAACATTAAATACAAATCTTTCTACTCTCGGTATTTCAGTTCCTTCATCATTTAAAACAGGAAGAGTATCTGTAACATCTTCTTCGGTAGTTCAAATGGATTCTTCTGGCTATACTTGTGAAAATGGGATAACAGTAAAAGCAATAAATGCAAATACCAATGTTGTTTATATGGGAAATACATCAGGACTGGTTGGAACTTCTTTTGGTCACGCTTTATATGAAGGTGATGAAATTTTCTTAAAATTAAATAATACAAATAAAATTTATTTGATAGCATCCTCAGGAACACAAATAGTTACATACGTAGCATCTTAAAATGAGTACATCTTCGTTAAACCAAGTAAAAACCATGTCAAATTATGGTTTTTACGTTTCTGGAAATACTTTAGATCCTATTTTTGCTAAAGGAAAGATAGAAAGCAAACCATCTATATCTTTTTATGGATCTTCTCTATACATAGATTATTCAAATACATCTAATATTTCAGATTTAGTATACCTAAAAAAAACTTTTGGTTCTTTTACTGCTGGTGTAACATTTTATATTCCACCTGTTCAATATTATGATGGAAATAATAATATACAAACTACTATTGGTGGAACGGCATATTTTAATAAATTAATAAATGGAGACCGTGTTGTTGTTGCTAACATTATTAGTGGATTTACTACTCCTACAAATTATAGTTTTTTTGAAAAAAATAATTTTATTAAAAACATAGAATACAATTTTTCTACTAGCCAATCTCTTACTGGATATTTTTTAGTAAATTCTATGCCAAGCATGAGTCCCAATAGATTTAAAGGATTGGGAATCATAGGGAGTATATTTAATTTTGAAGAATATGTATCTTTGAATGGTGGAACTGCAGAAAATGCAGATAGATTAAAGGTATATGGTTATTGTGAATTAAAAGACGGTCAAGAAGTAATATATTTTGAAAGTGGCGGAACAGCACAAAATTTAATAGAAACCAATTCTGAAATTAGTTTATATGTTCGAGGAGATCCAGATTTAATAACTGCACCAAAATATTCTTCAGTGCCTGTAGTATTAATATTAAAAGTTAAAAATTCAGGCTCTGTTATTTCTTGTTTTGAAAATCAAAGTTTCAATCAAGCAATACTAAGAAAAAATCAATTTGGTGCTGCTAGCTATGCTTACGCAATAATTGATAATTGTGCGTCGTGTATTGATGCAAATTATTCGGATCCTGTTAATGGATATAAAAATGATATTGGTGAATTTTTTAATAGTTTGATTTTTATCAAATTAACAAATTCATCTGTTGCATTTGCAACTTCAGCTTTTTCTGCAACACTGAATGTAGCATCAAATCCTAATATTATTATCGGTGGCGCAAATAATAGCATTATAAAAATTGATATAAGCCATCCATCGCTGATTGGTTACGATTTATTGATATATTCTGAACCAACAAGAAAAACTTTATTAAATATAAATCAATTTGAAAAATTTGGAAAATTGGGTTATATAAATTCTTTCGCTATATTAAAAAATTATATAACAAGTAGTACATTATATTGCACTTTACAAAATTCACAAACTTCGGCAGAAGTACAGTTTACCATAAAAGTATAAACCCCTCTTTTGGAGGGGTTTGATACCTTCGTATTTAATACGTAAGTAAATTTTTACCGACTTCGGTTTCTAACCACACGGTAATATGAACGCCCATTTCGGGTTTCGCGTGTGATAGCGTAGTTCATATCAAAGCGATTAAATGCTTCACGAAGGTCATGCATCGTTGCGCGCATGTTGCTTACACGGAAACGCTTCCGTGCTTCACCTGCTGTGAGGGGAGTACCCGAACGCATGTAATCAAACACTCTCTGAATCTTAGTAGGACGATCAACTGTAGTAATTTCCATATAAATTTCCTTTCTTATAAGAAGTGCCCATAATATAGCACCCATTGCTTGACTGTCAAGTAATATCCTAAATAATATGGACTGAGGAGACTCCACCATGAGCAAGCGGAATCGTCAGTTTGTCAGACATGTGAAAAATCATCTGGCAGAATATGGTATGAACCTTGTCATTGGGCGTGGAAAACGGGTAAACGTCGGGGGATACCGCTGTGTTGGATATTTCGATGAAGGTAAAAAAGTTATAAAAATTGCAAAAAATTCACCAGAATTTATGTCCACTCTGGTCCATGAATATTGCCATTTTTTACAATGCATCAAAAATTGTAAAATTTTTAGAAAATCAGATATAGCTGGAATTATTATAGATGAATGGTTTAATGGAAAAGAATACTCAGAACAAAAATTGAAAAGAGCATTCTTTCTTGTTCGCGCCATGGAACGCGACTGCGAAAAAAGAGCAGTAAAAATTATTAAAAAATTTAATCTTGAAATTGACAGCAAGATGTATGCAAAGAAAGCAAATTGCTACATCTATAGTCATTTTTTGATGGAGAAGACTCGAAAATTTGACTCATACAAAAAGAGTCCCTATCGAAGTCCTATTGTTCTTAAAGTGATGCCATCTACAATGGCAGTTTTAAGTCATCGAAACATTCCACCAAAAATATATTCAATACTAGAATCATTCATTTAATGGTGGATGTTCGTTTACAAATTTTTTAAATGGTTGTTCTCCGTAGGGCCATCTGTCGTCTTTGTCCATAAACTTATAATAGACTAAAGAATCAAGATAATCTGAAAGCATTTTCAGAGTTGTGTCGTCTATATTCCATTTCACATTGTCCTCTTCATTTATTGCTGGGGCATCTGCTGCATTGTGTTCTGCAACTGCAAGATCAGCAATCTTGGCAAGATTTCCAAGAATCTCTAAGGACTTGGCGCATTGAAAAAAAAGATCCTTTTTGAGAGGATCTTCTTCTTTGCGAGCCAAGTTACGAATTTCGTAAACTAACTCTGAAATTTTCATAATTGTCTCCTTACGACAGTGTGAGGAGATACCTGGTTTTCTGGACAAGTGCAAGCATCTCATCACGTATATTTAACAGAGATGTGTGGTCAATTGTTTTTTCTTTTTGTATTTCTTCTGAAAGATATTCTTCAAAAGATTTAAGAACAAAATCTGCAGTAGTTTTTTTTGGTCCATTGAATGTTAGAGAACTAATTTGAAATACTTCTTCCCGACCATTGATTCCAACATATGCCTCCGTAAATGCATCCAATAAAGGATCTAATCCTTCGTAAAGAGTTCCCAACGCAATATGGGCTGAATACGAGGATGTACCCCAATGATGGAGACGAATTTCATTTTGAAAATTTAAAAGTGTTTGTATACAATTCATGTTATTCCTTTTTGTTCTTCAATAGTATTTACAATTGCTTTTGCAGCACCTTTTATAGAATTTAAAGCATCCTTTGTATTAAAACCTGTCCCTGAAGATTTACCAAATTTTTTAATTGGGCATTCGAAAGAAGGCATCCATAATTTATTTGTTAATGCTGCTCTAGGATTTTTTGAACTACAACCACATTTAGTACACCAACCCAGTTCTTCTTGATCTGGTTTTGGATTTACTTTATTTGGACACTCTTTACAAATATTTTTTCTTTCTTCATATATCTCAAGAGAAACTTTTCCATTAAAAAATTGAGATCCTTCTGCTTTTCCATATGAAAGAGCTTTTTTAAGAAAAGATTCACTTTCACCATTTTCTTCGTCAACTTTTTCATTTATAGAAGGATTGTATATGTTAGTTTGAGGAAGTTTTGATTTTAATTCTTGTAACGATGGTCGCAAAAATCCCGGAATATCCGGTGTTATATTTTTTCTTAATTCACATTCACTGCACTTTTTAATATTAGTTTCTTCATTTTTTAATGCACAAAATGAAGAACATTTGTTATTAATTTGCCAATATACGCAATTAATTTTTTTATGTACAATTTTATTATTAGTTGTACATCTTTCGAATTGTGGTAAAACAATATTATTCATTATCTACTTGGACCTTTAGCCGTAATTATAATATGACTTCTGTTTATTGCAAGTGAATCTCTATTTGGATTTGGCTGGTATGTAGTATCAAAAGGCAAAAATCCTCTATCATTTTCTTCTACTTCATATTTTTTAATAGTAATGTTTAATCCCGGTGCTTCTGAGGCGCACACCCTACCACAACCTAATTGAGGCCAAGGATTTATTGGAACATTCAAAGGCTCTAAACTCCAACATTGCGCATCACTGGTATACCAAGCATACCTACTCCAACCAGACAAAGAAGCATAATCTATGCTTATTCCATTTTCTGGGCAATTTATATCTTGGCTTTCTATTTCTATTTCTAAATTTTCAATAAAATCTGGAGTTTGTAGTTTTCCTTCTTTTGTTCTTTGTTGACATAAATATTTTCTCCAATTTACAAATGATGGTGGGAATCCCCAACCATATCCTGCTCCAAGAGGACCACACGTTTTAAATTGATAACCATACTGACAGCCCGCCCCACTGGGACAATCAGGAGTTGCAGTTTTTGTCCATAAACAATCTGCTCCGGGACCAGAATATTTTTGACAATTTGCTCCAGACTTTAGTGCATCAATTGCTAATTGTCCATCACAACCACATGCATGATATTCTTGACAATTTTCAGACATACATTCTGACAAATAAGTTGCAGTAGAATTGGCGCCCCCTGTCTGTAAGTATATTCTTTCAGTATCAAGTCCAAAATATTTTGGAGCAATCGAACAACTTGATAAGTAACATACTTCTGCAACTTCTCCTCTACTAACTAATTTTTCATCACCACAATCTTCACAAAATTTAGAAATTCCAACTCTAGCCTTTGGGCCCATAACATTTTGACCACAAGACCAGTAACCAGACCAAGTTTTATCTGATCCAGCAACACCCTGTTCTATAGCAGAAGATTCTCCGGGGCAAGGTACTTCATTGCTTGAACCTTTACAAAGTATAGTATCTTCACCAGTGCATTTATTGCATCTGCAAGAACTTTTACATTCAGGACAATCGGGCTCACACCCATCTCCATCTGGAAAACAACAGGCATCAGCCCCATTGAAGGTTCCTAATGGATTTCCATCTTCATCAAGATCTTCTGGAATACAATTTCTAGGAACACCAGAATATGGATTGTAACAGCCTCCAGGACAGAAACCTTGTGAACCACCACACGGATCTGGTTCATTTATTTGACAAACTGCATCTTGTTCATCACAGGCACACAAAGAACATTCAACTGCACACATATATTTTGGTGCATTGGTGGGAAATGGGGTTTCATTAAACACGGGATATTGATTCATGTAATAACTATCCCTGCGGTATCCTTCTGCATCACCTATTGAACAAGTTGAGGATATCCATTCACAAGAATATTCTCCGTATAAAATACCACAATCATATGGTTCAAATCCCCTTGTAACTAATTCTTTTGCGTCTGAAATTGCATCGGGGTGAACTTTTAATCCAATATAAGAATTTCTATATCTGCATCCTTCTCTGTCAACAAAACTTGACATGGGGGATCCCGGATTTCCAGATGCGAATGGTATATCTGCATTTGCTCCAGTCCATCTTTTTGAATGTTCTGCCATTACACTGGATGCATTTCCCGGATCAATTACATCATCATTTTGATCTACATAAACAACGGGGCAGGATCCAAAACTTAAATAAGGTAATAGTTTATTTGTTAATCCAAATACACAATTATCTCCTGTAGGCCAAGGAGCTGGAGTTCTAAATTGCACCTCTTGATTTGCGCAAAGATTTACCTGTGATGGCATTGGCAATCCTTTGCTGTGGATTATCATTTTTAATCCACCGCTAGTTTCATTTGTTGAACCACCGGGCTGCGAATCACAATTGCAATTTGGATCACTTGAAGAACTACTACATACAATGCACGACATTGCTTTTGTTTCTACTTTTACATCTAAAACAATAGGTCCTCTTTCTGCAAAAGATATTTTTCCTCCTATTTTATTTGTCATGCAATGTAAAAATGGATCTACTGGAAGAGGGTCCATAAATCCTCCACCCTCTAACCGTATTGGACAACCTGTTACACATTCGTCACAAGAAGAAGGTAATATTCTTTCATATCTTCCTGTATTTCCAGTTCCACTAGATCCTGTTGGGCCACTGTCACCATAACATGGATAATGTGCTACAGACGATCCTGTAGGTCCAGATGATGCTGTAGGTCCAGATGATGCTGTAGGTCCAGATGATGCCGTAGGTCCACATGATCCAGAATTGTTTGTTGATGGTGTTTTATTTTTATAACCAGATGGACAATCGCAACCAAGACTAGAAAAATGAGTTTCTGTTAATTTTTGAGTAACAGTTATTTTAAATTTTTTTTCGTCTGGTGTTCCTTCTTTAAATACTTTTTCTAAAGAATTTATTTGAACATCCCAATCTCTGAACACTCTCCAGACTTTTCCTTGATCTATATCAGAATGATCTAAAGTAAAAAGCACTCTAAGTGCATTTGTTGGTGTTTTATTTATCCACAGACCATCATCTTCGGGGCCAGCAGACCATTCAAATCCAGAAGCTTCTAATAATTCTATTTCACCATTTATGGCTTCACAATCCATACCAAAAGACCATTCACCAAAACTTCTTGCCTGTTCGCTATAAGTGGGTCTACAAAAATCTCCATATATACCACCAAAACCGTCAAAATCATAATCTGGCGGCGGGCCATCTTCCAATTCTTGCGCAAAAAATTTGGTTGGTACTACAACGTGAATACTAAATTTTCTCGGAAGCTGGCCTGAATTTGTTTTATCATAAACATCCCATTCTGGGGTTGTATATCTATGTGCCGGATCCCACCAACAAAAAAATCTTCTCTTTTCTTCTGCGGTATTATAATTTGAAAGTTTTTCACATGATTCGGGAACATCTTCCCAGCCAAATGGAGTTCCATTTGGATCTAATTCATAACATATTTCATCATTAGAACAATAAGATTTTAAACATCTCTGTGGGTTTTCATTTTCACAGGGATCTTCGCTTTCCCCATCGCCAGTATTTGTTTCATCGTTACATGTATCATTAGAAAGACTATTTTGTTCTGCGTATTTAAATCTGTATGGCCATGGGCCTCTGGGCATTTTTGCAAAACTTTTATTACAACCTTCATTACCTAATAAATCAACAAATGCATAACATTCTGTCAACTCTTCCCAATTTATTTTTTCACTTTCATTTACATGATAAGATCCAACTGCATCTGGATGCGCTCTTAAATTTTTTGTTTTTCCATTAATATTTAAATTTATAACTTCTTGGTAAGAACCATTTACTTCTTTTTCAATTTTTAAATTAAATAAAATATCAAAAAATGAATCATCATCATTTTCGATATTTGTCATATTAAGGCCGTTGAACCAACACGGATATATTTCACCATAATATAATGCATCACCCCAAACATAACTTTGTTCTTTTAAAACATCTGAGGGGGTTCTAAAATTTATATAAGTATCTAAATTTTTTACTTTTTTACATTCCCAACAAGAATTTTCATCATATGTTCCATAACCTATTGCTGTTTCTAATGTGCCATCTTGTGAACATATGAAATTGGTCATCACATGACCAACACTGGGTATATCGGTTGTTAAAGTTCCTATTGGATTCCAATTAGGTTGCCCACATTGTTCTAAATTACCTTCATTAGCAAATAAATCATAACGATTATACCAATTTGCTCCAGAAAAATCATGGTCGCACCAACCTTCTTTAATATCACAACAACAAGCTTTTGTAGGCATAAGTCACCTCAAATAATATTTATATGTTATGTGAGAGGAGTCGGATCTATTTTATATGGTCTTTCATCATCCACACCAAAACCGATTGTACTAGCTATATCTGTTCCTAATCCACCTTGTGAGACTATACTATTAGGTGCATTTACATAATTTATAAAATAATTATCCGCCGTTTTACCGGAAGAAGGGGTATTTGAAATATTTAATCTTCTGATAATAGTATAGTATGGTGGATTTGGACTTAAACTAACTGTATCAGCCGGACCAATATTGTTAGAAGGTTTACATGGATTTTCAATTACTATATCATTGCCACCTAATGTCATGCCTGTTCCCGCACCAGGTCCTTGAGTTATCTGGTAAGTAAATCCGATTGCAAGCTTCATTCTCCAAACAATTTCTTTTTCATTTCCGGGATTATTGTTAACTAAGTAGTAATGATATAATCCAGTATAACCTGTAGTTGGGGCAGTATCTCCCATTTTGAACCCCATACAAAAACCGTACTCAACTGGAAATCCAAAAGTACTTCCGGGTCTTGGAGAATTTGCGGGTGTTCCTATAGTTCCACCTTGTGTAAATTTTCCTGCTGCAACTATTGTTTCTCTGGTTGTAGAATCATCTGTGGATGACTGATCTACTAATTTATAATATAGAGTTAACCCAGCAGAAGAAAGCTGTGCAACCGTTTTTGGATTATTTGTTGCTTCTTCTAATGTTAAAACTAAAGTTGTAACTTTTGTCGGAAATCCTTCAGCTATATCTGGTGGAACTCTTTTATATGCTGGAGTCCAAGAAACAAAATTTGATGTTCCATTACCAAATGGTGGCAAATGCATGTAAAGATCATTTATTCTTGGTTGATAATATATCGAACCCGTATTGTATTCGCCAGCAGAACCACCAACTTCAGTAGTTCTAGTACTGGGAGTTCCAAAATTTTTGTATGTCATAATTCTTCTCCGATATAATTAAATTTATATTTTGTCAATTCTTCATTTGTTGTAGAGTTTTTTAATACTAAATTAAAATTTTCTTGTACACTATTAAATATTACTTTTAATTTAAAACTAAAAAAAGAATCAATTAAAATTTCATTATTCATTAATATCGGTTCTTCGTTCTTGATTAAATAAACTTCTACATTAGAAGCATTTTGATCTTTTACTAATGTTAAATAAAATATTTCTGAATTTTCATTTCCAGAAAAACCCACTGTATATAAAAATTCTCTACTATTAGAATAATTATATGTTGTTATACAATATTTCATTTAATTAAACATCTGTAATATTAAAAGTAGCTACGGTTGCATTTGGTGAAACTGATGTATTTTTCACTACAAATGATACCGGATATGGTTCAGGACCATCACTATAATCTTCAAGTGCTACTATTTTAAATCTTAAATTACCTGGGCCCAACGTTACTAATGCTAATTCTAATGTAGTAGAATCTGTTATATCGATATAAGACCCACCTTGATTAGAATATTGAAATTTATAATCAACCAAAGAAGAGAAACTGACACCTGTGGTGCCATTGAATACTCCAAATGAAAGTGTTACGGGACAACTATTTCCAGATAAAGTGGTAGCTGCATCAGGAAACAATTCTGCATCGGGTGCTGTGTAATCTGTAAACAAAATGTTTACAGGGTTTCCTGAGTTTAATACACCAATGGTATAATTACATGGAATAAGTTTTTCTCTGCTATCGCCACTTAAAGTTTCATAACCAATTAATAATAAATCTTGCATAGAAATATTGGGCAAACGAAAACCATTGTTTACGTTCACCCAAGATTCATTGAGTTGGTCCCATTTGAATGGGCCCATTGCAGTATTAATAATTTTTTCACCTGTTTTTGAAGGTAAACCTGATTGCATACCTTCAAAAAATGTATTCATTGTCTTTTTTACGC